CTACAGTTCCACCATTACCTTCATGGTTAAATGGTATTAATGATGTGCCATGAACCATACTTCGCATAGCTGGTGCTGATGTATTGTCATACCAAAGTTGATTACAATCTACTATATCCCCTTTACTAATTAAAACTTCAGTAGGTAATATAGGTAAAGTGGCAGCGTCAATTGCTTCGGGAGTATACGTGATTCTATTTTGGTGATAGATAGAACTTACGTTTGAATCTACAAACGTCGTACAAGCATTAAATCTATTTGTTGCATCAACAATAACACGCCCTCTTGAATTACTATCAGTAGGCATTTTAATACCTGTAGTACATCCATTAAAAAAACAATTTGTAAAGCTAATTTGAAGTTTATCTAATAGGGTATCTATATTTACTGCAATAGCGGCTCCTGTTAGTATATTTTCAAAATAACAAGTGTCAAAGGCTATTGGTCCTGTTTCATTAGTAATATATACCCCTGTTTCACAACCTTCAGCACTACAATTAAATAATTTTAACGCATTAGAACCGCCCCCAATTTGCCATCCTAATACACGACCAATTACAAAAACAGAACAAAAATTTTGTACATTATTAACATTATTTAAAAATATAGCCGCATTTGTAGCCCCACTTGCAGTTCCTCGGCTAGTAATATCTCTAAAGGATGCGTAAAAACATCTATCTAAATACATTGCATAAGTACAATCGTTAAATGAAAGACGTTCAAAAATACTTCCATTTATTACATCGTAAAAATTAAATGCTTTTCCACAATAATAAATTGTTAAATCATATATAGAAAAAGATACTGTATGACTTTCTACGGCTGTCCCTATATTCGTAATAATAGCCCCACTACTGTAATACCCGCTTTGAAAAAGGTCTGTAGCACTACCAATTCCAGCTCCAACAATAAAAGAGTTATTTCCTTTAATTACTATATTAGATGGGATAATTACCGTAGTAGTAATTCTATAAGTACCAAAAGGTATTTCTAATGTACCGCCCCCTACTGTAGCTAAAGCAAGTAAAGCAGCTCTAAAAGCAGGGCCGTTATCAGCACCACTAGATGGAGATATAACGCCATCGGCTACAGCCCCAAAATCTAAAACGCTAACCGATTCAGCTAATTTTAAATTAATAGATCTATTGACTGCGCCAGTTCCGCCTTGGTCATATTTAGGTACGAGTGTTGTCATTTTGGCTATCCTTATAAGATTTTATTACTTTTTCTGTTCTAAGCTGTTTGGTATGTGACTGAAAAGAAAATATACGAACCTGCGGTTGTAGCAGTAGCACTATAAAGGTCTGTACCAGATGCAATAATATCTGTACCTGAAGTCCAAGCAGAATTTATACACCTACCAATTGCGTTTCCAGCACCTTGGGCAAAAGGTAAATTGGTAGATATAAGCCCCGCAATGCCTGTTGCAATTGAAGTTGCACCAAACAAAATTCCTGTTACAGTTACTAATCTTCCAACTTTTGTATATGTACCACTAGAGGTAAAAGCACCAACCACAGTTAATCCTGAACCTTGATTTGGTGTCCAAGTACCTTCCTCATAATCATCTAGCGTATTAGCATCTGTACTGGCTGATTGTGTGGCAGGGAATGTGATACCTGCGCCTGATGCACTTGGTGTTGCTGCACCTACACCAACAGTTGTTGCAGCTTTAACAGTAGTAAAACCACCTGCTAATGGTGTTGTGTTGCCTATCGCAACATTATTCATCGTACTAGCAGTTGCTGGGTTAATTGTTACAGTACCAGTACCAGTTGCACTGATAGCAACAGCAGCATTAGCAGGATTGATGTTAGTTGCCACTTCAAGTGACAAATTGCTGCCACCACCAGAACCCCACTGAAGTTGAGCAGTTCCACTATTATTTTTAAGAGTACCACCAGCAGAACTTGTTGCTTGGATAACAGGTGTTGTAACACTGGTTGATGCGCTTACAGTAGTAGCGTTAATAGTATTACCGCCTTCTACTTTTTGCCATGCTGCGCCATTATAAACAGCCCAGTCACCAACGCCCCACAATGTTTCGCCATCCAAGTTAGTAGAGCCAGCAACGCTAACAACATAATAATCGCCTTTAGTACCAACGCCAGATGCTAGTGCAGGACTGTTAGTAGAGGCGTTCCATGTGCCTTTATAATTTAACGCACCGATGGCGTTGGTGATTGATGATACTGTTTTTAACATGATTGATGCCCCTTTTAAAATCCAATGAACTGAACAACGTCACCAAGATTTAAACCAGTTAGGAATGTGATGGATGTACTTGATGATTCAGTATAGTTTAGCGTTACTATTTGCTTACTGCCGTTTACAAAGACAAATAAACTGTTAGTGTTTGCTGCATAAGTAAAATTTAAATTAAATACAGTTTGACCATCAGTTGCAGTAATAACTTCATTTCCACCAGAAAGTCCAAAAGAATTACCACTCAATGATGTATAAACAGTATTACCATTTTTATCCATGACACGAATACTGTAATTAGTGCTGGTGTAAAAGCGTGATGGTGTTCCGTTATAAACAACGTAGCCATTTAATGTTCGGATAGGCTGTGCAGCAGGAATGTTTAGCTGTGAATCCCAATAGACATTGATAGGATTAGTCTGCGGATCAAGGTTAGCTGCGCCAATCCATATATAACCATTTTCTAGTGGCAGACCATCGGCTTCCGAGAATATCGGATAGGGTGGATTAACAGATACTGACATTTATTTATTCTCCTGATCGAATTGGCGTTCAGCTTGCACTGCTTGTTGTAGCCATTGTAATCTTGCATCTACTGATGTTGGTAACTTAGCTGCATCTGCAAACTTTTTAAATGCTGATGACATTACCGTTGCTTTAAGTGTGGCTGCACTAGGTGTGCCTTTAGCAGAATCAATAGCAAGTTTTTGAAAGTTCTCATCTGCAAATAACTTACCTGCCGCAATAACACGTTCATCAGCACCTTTAGACATAAAGTTAATTATATCAGGCGCAATAATACCGCCACCAGGCAGAGTGCTTGTTAATCCTGTTGCTGTACGTTGCGCTATACTGCTTTCCATTACCTTGCCAATTAAACCTTCTGGGTTTGCAAATGCTTGATTTGCCTTACCAGTAGTTAGAACCATAGCTCTAGCTTCAGTTATGCGTTTTGATATTTCAAACAAGTCACGTAATGTATTTGCTGAATCTTTGCCTAGTGTATCAACAATGGTTTTATAAACAGGTGGATTAGCACGTAGTTTAGGATAGATGTCCGCAAACTCTGAAAAGCCAAAGCCGCCTTTCTCTGCACCTCTAGCTGATCGTGTAACAGATGCCAAAGCCGTAGCAACCGTTTCTTTTTGCAAATCCTTAGGCACAGACTTAAGTAAACGATTAAACTCGCCAGCATCGCCTTTAGCAGCACTGGTGATGGCAGTACGCATCTTATTAGCAACACTGCCCTCGATGTCTTGACCAAAGGCATTAACAATACGCTGACCTAATGCACGTTCTTTTGCATACAATAAGTTAGCAGCACGTAGTTGTTGACGTAAAGGCTCACCGCCTATGTTAGCAACATTGGTTAATTGATCGTCAGATAAGGCCGCATATAAGCGTTTTAAATCAGCTTCAGCCATGCTGCCATAAGGTGAATCCAGTTTGCTTAAAGCCTTACCTATAAGCGTTTTCTCACGCATCAAACGACCATAAGAAACTTTGCCCTCACTTATCATTTTTGCAAGGTTTTGTTCTGCTGCCGACATACCTCTATCGCCAACCTCTGCTTTAACAGCATCGAGTGTTTGTTTAAGTTTTGGCAGAGTAACAATGGTTGTCTTTGGCACTGCCTCATCAACTAAGTTATAAATCTTACCTGCATCTTTATTTAGGCTAGACCTTGTTGATGTGAGTGAATCTTTTATCTTTTGTGATACAACGCCTGGCGCAACTGCACCTTCAACAAATGTAGCATCAAACTGTTTAAGTATATTATCTGCTTTATCTACTGCATTTGTTACCGTAGTTCTCCATGCAGCTTCTATATCACTGCCAGCCACAGACCTAGTTAAGCCAGCCGCAGCCCTTACTTGTGGACTGTCACTAAATACGTCAGCAGGTAATTCAATGCCAAGACGATCAGCCGCTTCTTTAGCAGCCACATTAATTTGAGCAAGGTCAGCCAAACGATTACGTGCAGCAGTTGAACCAAAACCACGACCAGATGCTTTTTGAACTAATACATTAACAGCATCATCTGTTACTTGAGCAACGGCAGGTGCAACCACTGGCGCAACGGCTGGTGCTACAGCAGGGGCAACGGCAGGTGCAACTCTACCTACAACACTCTTAACGCCTTCTTTTACTGCTTGAAAAGCTGGTGGAATGATACGAGATAACAATGGTGCTATTGGTGCAGTAGCCGCAGCCATACCAACCTCACCTAGATTAAACTCACCACCTGTTGCTGCTTGCGATGCCTCTATTGCCGTTTGTGTGGCCGCAGCACCGCCTATCGCAGCAGGAATGGTAGATAGCCTACCAGCAGGAGTAAACGCAGCCACAGCCGCCCCAGCACGAGGAATATCGCTTACTTGAAAGCCTGGTTTAATTGCATAAGATTTGCCATCAATGGATGATTGCAATAAGTAATTGCCTTTCTCATCCTGCGTTACTTGAACACCAGGGAAGTTGGCTTGAATAACTTGCACAGTTTCCTCTGGGCTAGTCATCATTGTGCCAAGCCCTGATTTAAACGAAGCCATGCTAAAAGTATTTAACTCTGGCATACCAGCATAGTCGGGCAATGATTCAGTCGTAGGTGTGGCTCGTCTAGTGCCTGTAATGGATTCACCAATGCCTTCAAAGAAACCTTGGTCAGCCATCTCTTTTTCAAAGGCAGCTTTCTCTGCTTCAGTATGCATAGGTGCAGTGACCTCTACTGGTGGTAATGTTGATCTAATTGTCGCTACTCGCTGTTTAAGTTCTGCTGAATCAGGTGCAACATCATCTGGGATATTATCAATGGTTATCCCATCGGCTGTTGTGATGGAGTAAGCCATATTAGTAATCTACCTTAACATTACGCTGTGTAGCACCTGCAGCTGGTGCGGCTGCTGGTGGAGCTGCTACTGGCGGTGCTTCAATGCCAAATACGTTTTCTGGGTTTAATCCATAATTCTTAACAACTTTGCCAAGTGATTCTTTTTCCTCATTGGCTCTTTTCTTTGAAGCATCAAGGTATTGTTGAGATAAAGTAACATACTGTTGACGCTGAGTTTTATTTAAGAATTGACCATTCTGTGCTTTTTGTAATTGGTTTTGCAAATTAGCATACAAGCCAGCAGTATCACGACCAGTTGCAAACTCAGTCTCACGCACTACAGATCCAGGGTCTAGCATTTTCATAAAGCTAGTAATCAAAGCAATATCGCCTGGGCCATTTGCTGATGCTGCTGATGTTTTGATGTTTGAAAACGTGCCATCCAGTTCTCTGTATTTTCCTGTTCGAGTTTGGTATTCTTTACGGATTTTTTCCTCGTAGCCGAATACTTTATCAGGATCGATTCCGCCTGTTTTTTTAAATGCTTCTAGTTCCAAAGCCGCCTTTTTAGCCTCAGTTCCTGCTTTTCTAGTCTCAACTAATACTTTATTAGTTTGGGCAGTGGTTAAACCTAAATCAGCAGCTTTCTTTTTAATGTCTGCAAGTTGATTTTTTTCCTCAAATTGTGCTTGTATATCTGCTTTAGTAGCATCAGCCTGTGCTTTCAATAGATCGGCAGCAGCTTTTTCCTCTGCTGTGCCAGCTTGAGCTTGTGCGACTTTAGCATCAGCCACCGCTTTATCAGCTTTAGCCATAGCTTCACTTACATCGCTAGGTGCTTTTCTAGCTGCAACTTGTGCCTCTACTGTTTTCTTAAAGCGTTCTGGGTCAATAATTACTAATGCAGCATTAACCCCAGCTTGAGCTTCAGTTATATCACCTCTATCTATAGCATCACGTATTTGCTCATAGACTAAAGGCGATTCGCCAGAGTTCTTTTTAGCTTCAATGATTATTTCTAGTTTGCTTTTGGCTACATCAGGATTGACGTTCTCTAGGGCAGTTGATATCTCAAAGCCTTGATTAAAGTCATTCTTAACTTTTTCCTCACCATAAGCCTTACGTGCAGCTTCAGTTGATTGATACTGCTTAGGGTATTTAAGCGTAAATTGAGCAAATTTTTCTTGAGTAGGGTTGTTTATAGTTTCCTCTAAATCAACCTTATATTGCGCTGCTTGAGTACGTAAATCGCTTGCCTCTTTAGCTTTAATGATTGTGTCACTAAGCTCCTCGATGCCTTTGCCAATATCTACCTGCGGAAACATTCCAGCATAATCAATCGGTTTCTGTAATGGATTTATAGCCATATAATTTTCCTAAAAAACACCTGCAGATTTCATACCTGCGACTGACTTACCAATGCTTATTAAATCACCAAAGGCTTGTCTATTTACATTGCCCCTAGCTATTTGACCGCCAGCCGTAGCTGCACCTTGGTTTGCAAGTAGGTTAGCAATTGAGTCTGCTGAAGCCATGCCTTGTTCAGCTTGACCTGCTGCCGATGCTTGACCTAGTTTAGTAAAGCCACCAAGCCTACCGTATTGTTGTTCAATGAGTGAGTTAAGTATTTGCGGTCTAAATTCACTTAAGGCTGCTTGCACATTACCACCACGCAAGCCACCAGTAGCAGCAGCGTTTTGTAAGATAGCACTTTCACCTTGTCGTGTTAATGCTTGAAAAATAGGGGATTGTTCTTGTTGAGCTATTGCTGCAGCTTGAGCCTCTGGGCCAGATAAACCAATCAATGCTTTTTGAGCCGCCATTGATTCAGTACCAGCAGTCACATACGGTGACATCAATTCGACTAGCTTGTCAAACTGTCTGCGTTGTTCATCAATGCCAGCCTGTGCAGCCGCAGCTTGCGTAGCAGCACCAGCTTGTGCAGCCTTACCAGCCGCCTTAGCACCAGTAATACCGCCAACTACATCACCAACTAAATCGCCAACAAAACTCATGCTGTTCTCCATTCCTGCCGAGTCATGCCCAGCACATAAACGTCTTTAACTATGCCACCTTGTACACACGCACAACGTCTGCAACCTTCGTTTTTAAAGCCTAGTTTCAAAGCAAAGTTCTTTGCCGCCTCTAAGCCTTCAATAATATAAACAGTTACACGCAAAATAGGATGGGCAAAAGCCCAAGCTAAACACTTCGCAGCTAATTTGCGTGATTCTTTAATTGATGATTTTTTAAGCAATGAGTGTAACTCTAACTCAACTGCACTTTGTTTAATAATCATAAATGCGCCAGCAAAGGTTTTACCTATCCATGCGGACAAGTAAGTAACATTAGGATGGATGATGGGTGCGGCAGGGCGGTGATCGTGACCAATCTTATTGATATAAGGGTCAGCGTACACTTCCAGCAAATGCTCGTCTGTAATTGATTCTGTAACAGATACTAGCATCATGTCTCCTAATAGGGCATTGGGAGCTGCTGGTTGCTCAATAAACTCAGCGCACTTATTTTCTCACACTGACGCATTTTGTCAATCATCCTCTCTATCTTCCCATGCCTGGCACACTCGCATATCATTACAGATGAAGTTTAGCTTTTCACAGTGACCTCTAAATCCATAGCCTTCGTCATATCCAGCCATAGGGATGCGTTCAATCTTAACCTGCGTCATCAAGCTATTGTCATAATATTCACAGTTAGAGCAGTGCTTACGTCTAGCGTCTTTTTCATCGCATTGCATAGCTTCAGCTAACCCTGCATAAAACTCCTTGTTTTCTTTTGGGTCATTGCTTGGCATTTCAGGGCCATAGTTCCAATCCTGCACTGCAATAGCAAAGTTCTTTTTATTCTCTGCGGTGGTTAAAAACTCCTCCTCAGTAGGCAAACCCATAAAGCCTTTAGGCATCATTAAAAAATCTTTCATATTAACTCCTTAAATAATATCTAAACCGCTTCTGCGCCAC